AACTTAACGGTATAATATACCTACATGAAGTGTTTGCAACCAAAGACGGATATAGTGATAAAACTTTACTAACAATACTTAAGAAATGTAAAAAATATGGCGTGTCTACGCTGCTCATCGAGAGCAACTTTGGCGATGGTATTGTATCAGAGCTATTTAGAAAACACTGTCAAACGACAAAGACAAACATTAACATAGAGGAGACTAGAGCTAATGTCCGTAAAGAAGACCGTATTATTGACGCTCTCGAGCCTGTCTTTAATCAGCATAGGCTTGTGGTTGATCCAGCCGTCATTGAATGGGATTATGCTTCAAATGCTGATGAGGCGTCTGAAAATAGACACCAATATATGTTGGCTTACCAAATTAGCAGGATGTGCAGAGAAAAAGGTGCCGTTAGACACGATGATAGAATTGACTCCCTTGCCCAAGGAGTTAAATGGTTTACAGATGCCCTTGCCCTCTCAGCTGAAGTAGAGATACAAGACAGAAAAGACAACGAGTGGTTAGACCATCTAGAGGCTTGGATGGATGACCCTCAGAGCGAGGCTAATCATCTTGTGATGGGGATGAGTTTAGACCAAAAAAGAGAAGCTCGTGGAATCTCCAAACACCAGTTAGAGAACTGGATGTAGAGCAACGTTACCATAATACACGGGGAAGTGGTGCTCCTCGTGGGTGGAAACAGCGGTCAAGGGGGGGCATTAGCCCCTCCAGTCCCCCGATTGCTGGAGCCAACATCTACACCACCCTCTAAGGTACCTAGTGCAGTACGTGGGTGTCTTACAGGGGTGTCTAGATTTTGGTAAAATTTTTCATACGGTATTCATACGCAGCGTACTTGCGATTACCCCCGAGGGGCCCCTTGTGCGTATATCCTGACATATAGGTATTTATACTCTTGACATATAAAAAATTTATGGTATAACGCGGGGGGGCATACCTGGTGGACACTTTAATGTTTGGCACACTTGACAGACTCGCGGGGATGTGATACCCTAAAACGTCAAAACCTGGGTACGGTTAACCGACCTATGCAAAACCTCTAAAGGCATGCGGGGCCATCTGTTGTGCTATTTATGGGTTTACTAACATATTGTTGCACTATCCGTGGGGCCGAGTATATTTACTTATATTATTTAATACATTAAAAATACTTATGAAAAAATAAGGAACCAGCTGAGACTGAAGGCCCATATATAAGAAATGCTTATATGTAACAAATAATACATAAGCTCGGATTATATGAGTACAAATACCTATATTTAGTACACTTGTACTATGGCCCAAAACCCAATAGGCCACAATCGTCGGTTTACCCTGCGTGTAATTATTTATAGGCTATCAAACACCAAATGTCAGCAAATTAAAACATACTTGACATTCTCGAATAGGTAGCTATATTGAATACATACACCTAAAGAGGTCACACCAGCAAAACAACAAAAGTCAATTATTACTAAATGTAACAACAAGATTGACCCCTTACAAGATACCATATAATATAAAGGTATCAAACAAAACCAAACACGGGGGCTCTAGCTTAGAACTAGAGTACAGCTCAACCAATTAGTTAAACGGACAATATGCTACGGGCATACGTCACTGGCGATCAGGGAGCGTTACCACCAATTCTGTCGGGCTTGAGGGCCCAGGAATCTAGTGGGACTGTGTGGGAATACAAACGGACGCTAACCAATTACTTACTAGAGTTTGTTTCTAGCCAACTAGACAAATGTTAGCATTTGATAAAATACCTTGACAAACTCTTTCATGCGGTCTATAGTTAGTTCAGGCGGGTGCAATTCCTACCAACCGCTCACATCCACAATCACCAAATCGTGTCTTATTCTCATCTATCACACAATGCACGTGAGATTGTTGCTAAGTTCACACTAGCCACCAGCCAAGAAGTTCAGCTCGGCTGCGACTGGTACCCTTCAGCACTCAAAATCTCCGCCCGCATTGGCGAAAAGTATGGGCTCTCGGCTCAGGTTGTTGCTGGCGTCATCGCTGCCCTATCACCTAACAACCGTTGGGAGCGTAACATCATCGACGCTGAGAACGTCATCAAGGCGTGGCGGCATGGCGACGACGACGACGTGCTCGCAGTCAAAGTGTGTACGTACAAACCAATGCTAGTCAAGGCCCTGCAGATTCTTAACTCAGCATCCTGCTACATCGTTGACATTCTCAACGGCCCCAAAATCACCGAGTTCTACAACTGCATCACCAACCCAGCCATGACTGACGTGTGCATCGACGGCCACGCCTACAGTGTGTGGTTCGGCCAACGTCTCACCATGAAAGAGGTACCGCCCATTGGCAAGAAGCTACGGGCTACCATCAAGCAAGACTATCGTGACGCCACCGCGTTCATCAATGAGGAGCTCTCCGAGCACTTCTACCCAGCCGACATCCAAGCTATCACATGGGTTACACACAAACGTATCTACAATGTATAGACAACTAACCTTCGAGCCTGTAATATGTGGGGCAGTCATGTCCTACAAAGGCATACTATCTGACCCTGCCATTGTTCTCACTCTCACATCCTTACACGAGAAAAACTATGACCTCTGCGAATCAGCCCACACCGACAGGTGGTTCTTCGACCCCGAGCAAGGACTCTCACAAACGGAGACGCCCTACGCTTAAGGAGACACAAGCCAGCCAACAGCTGCCACCCGAGGTATGGCAAGCCATCCAATACCTAGAATACAGACGCCTACGCCACAAACACCCACACGTATGAAAGTACTAATCGCCTGCGAGTTCAGCGGGGTAGTACGTGAAGCCTTCACCAAGCGAGGCCATGACGCTACCAGCTGTGACTACCTAGCTTCCGAGCAGCCATTCGGCAAGCACTACCAAGGTGATATGTTCCAGATCGCTTATGGTCACTGGGATCTTATCATCGCACACCCACCCTGCACAGATCTAGCAGTCTCAGGTTCTAAATACTGGGCCGAGAAAGTCAAGGACGGACGCCAAGGCCGAGCCATCGAGTTCGTCGAACGTATCTGGCAGCTACCTTGCCCCAGGATTTGCATTGAAAACCCTGTTGGTGCCTTGTCTACACGCAGTAAACTAGGCAAGCCAGCCCAATACATCCACCCCTACCAGTTCGGGCACCCCGAGGCCAAAAAGACTGGCCTGTGGCTCAAGAATCTACCACCACTCATACCTACCAATGAGCTGGAGCTACCCGAGCGTGGCTACTGGGACAACCAAACACCCAGCGGTCAAAACAAGCTCGGCCCATCAGAAGATCGTTGGAAGCTACGTGCTGCAACGTATCAGGGCATAGCCGACGCAATGGCTAGCCAATGGGGTTGACGTTCTCCCAGATAGCTGCTATGCTATCTCTGAGGGCCTCACCCTCTGCTGTTTACCACACAACTATCATGCAACCAAAAAAACGCACTTCAACATGTGTCAAGTCCATCGACGTTGACCCTATCACTGGATCAGCTACAGTTACATACTTGACTGGCTCTTCATACGAGTACACCAATGTATCACGCAGAGCTATTGCTAACCTACTCACACAACCACAGATGAGCCTTGGGTTCTGGGTCAACAAGAACTGCAAAGCTCAGGGTGTACATGTCAAGCAGATCGCAGACGCTTACTACCACAGACGTCCAAAGGTCAGAGTATCACTACCAGCGGAGCTAGCAACAAATGTCTAACGTGAAGCTAATCTTCGATCAATCCACAGCTCCCAGCCTACTATCTATGGGGCAGAGCTACGAGCCATCAACTAATGGCACCATAGCTGTTACCGTTGAGGACGCAGAGAGCGGCCTCCTCGAAGACATACTATCCAATGCGGGTCTATCTATGCTCGCTGATGAGGTCATTTACACAGATTTTCTACAATGAGCTCTAAAAGACTACTAGACCTACTCACTGACCTTGGTTGGGACTACCAATCAATGACTAGCAGTGGTCAATCCACCTTTGACACCATAATGCGTGAGCTAGGTGTTCTTAAGTCAAACGAAACTTGGCTTGATTTATGAAACAGTGCAGGCAATGCGGAGAGCTCAAGCCACTTGACTCCTTCCCACTATTTTCAACTGCTGGGGCTGGACGTAAGAATACGTGCAAGTCCTGTCAAAACCATCACGTCAGAGTTCGTAACCGCCTACGCAGGATGCACAAGCCACCATCGTCGGGTGCTTGTCCTGCATGTGGGAGGCATACAACACGCTGGGTGCTCGACCATTGCCACCGCACAGATAAATTCCGAGGTTACATCTGCGACCCATGCAACACAGCATTTGGCAAGCTTGACGATGACCCCAGGATTATGCTAAAATCCTTACAATGGCTACAATCACATGACTAACAACGATCAAGCCCTTATGAATTTTGTAGAGGATGTTCACAAGAACTTCTACTACTTCGGGGACGAGGATGACGGTGTAACACGCAAAAGTCTCAAATCTTTCGACCAACTTTGCACCAGATTTATTAACAAACTACAAAAGGACTTCACATGACCAATCCTAACAATTCCATCCAAATGTGGACACTCACACGCCTATGTCCATATCACTACGAACGCACAGTTCTTGGCGTATTCATTGATGCTGAGGCTGCACTGTACAGACTCAAAAGGCTTACAGATATGGCTGCTGATGGCGAAGAGTACACCCTTGAGTGCCATGACGTCAAGACTATTACCGAGGAGCGTGTCGCCTTTGAGGAGTACGAGTCGTCAAAAAAGTCCGCTGGTTCAAAGGTAGTAGAGATAGGTGCCTAAGATGACTACACAAGAGTTTATCGACGAGGTATTCACTGTAGCCAAACAAGGCTCAGGGCAAGACCAGCTATCTACCTCAGAGGTTGTTGACGAGCTACGCATACTCAAAGACAAGGCTTTGAAGTGGGACATTTTACACAGATCATTTGTTGAAACATTATGAGCACTCTACACCACGAAACCATCATGGAGCAAATCTATGAGGAAGTACAAGAAGATCACCCCGAGCTTGACCAAGATGCTTGGGAGGCCATCGCCAAGATTAGATTCGAGGACAGGTGCCTATGAGGAACGCATTGATAATATTTGCTATTGGCTTCATGTTTAATGGATGCCAAGTGCTAGTATTCATGCACACAAAAAACAACCCACCTCCACCGAGAGGACAATTACACATTTGGTAAAATGGCAGGACGAATATTCAACAACCGCATCAAAGAACTAAACAAATGGAAGGCCACTAACAAGTTGACACAAGTTACCTTTGATATGGGGTATGAGGCAGCTCTCACATGGGAGCTACCGCCATCCTATGTATGTGTAGTCAGAGCCATGTTACCCAACGGAAAGATTAACGAAAGGTCATACCGAAATGGTATAGCTGCCAAGAGGTACATGACCAAGTTACTTGAAGATGGTAATGACTACATGGTGATGACCAGCAACGAAATTTTAGACACACTTGACTTTATCCCATGAACCCACATGACTTAGCCAATGTCCTTGACAAAAAGGGCTATTGGATAGATGATGATACTGGGGAGGTATCTATGTCGATTGATACCACACTCGAAGAAGAGAAACCCACCGACCTTTTAGTATTACTTGCAGCTACAGGACAGCTGGAGCTAAGGTATGACAGCCTTAACGACCCCAGGTTTTTCCTACCCAACTGGAAATGTTACGAAAGCATGGAGGAATACTGTAAGGTGCATCCACATGAACCCCAATGTAAAACTTATGATACGTAAACTAACTCAACGGCAAATTGATTGCCTTGATGACTACGAATACTCACTATTTCTCGCCTATGGAGACTCATTCAAACCTACACCGACAGTTTCTACTGGAGCAGGAAGCTATAGCTCAAGGGAAGCAGAGGCTTCACGACTCATTAAAGCAGCTAGAATCGAAGTCATACGCAAGTGCAAGCGTTTACGGAGTATCCTCAATAAAAGAGGCATTACCCTACCTAGTTGAGCACATACAGACACAGTTTTGGAAACTGCAGAATGGTCAAGCTGGTAAATATTACCAACCAATCAAGCAGTATCTCGACGAGCTGGAGCCATTAGCCATTGCTACCATACTGTTGAAAGTTACCTTTGACAAAGTGTTCAGTACACGCACCAACCAAAATACATTGGTTCCCGTATTGGCTGCCATTGGCTCTGCATTGGAGGCAGAAGCTAAGTTTAGATGGTACAAACAAGAGCACCCTAACCTTATGTCCTACATCGAGAAGACATACTATCACAGCTCATGTGGTACGCATCAACGTGAGGCAATCGCTAGCCAAAAGTTTGGTTTTCATGGAATTAAATGGGATTCCTGGGGGACAAAAACCAGACTGACACTAGGGAGATGGGGTTTAGATGCAGTCATCCAGACTACTCAATGGTTTACTGTTGACAAACACAACCACAGAAAAAGGTATTTTTACAAGGTAGTTCCTACCGAGTTGTTTGATACCAAACGCCATGAACTAATCAAATCTGCTGAGTTATTTAGCGGTATCCCTTGGCCTATGTTAGTGACTCCTGATGACTGGGGCTATGATGAAAATGGTGAGATTATTTACGGAGGTTATTTAACCAACCGAATGATGAAAGGCCATGAAATGACTAGGGTTAGGAGCAACGTTACCATAATACACGGAGAAACGCCTTTAAACTTTTTAAATAAGTTACAAAAGGTGCAATATCGTGTCAATCGTCACGTACTAGATGTGGCTGAAGAGCTAGTTGAAAGAGGGTATGTAGTGGGTAAATTTATACCCATATCTCCTTCATTCAAACCACCTAGACCACCAGCTGCAGATGATGATGAGCAAGTAAACAAGTCTTGGCGAAGACAAGTTGCTGAAGCTCACAATGCTGACCGTATAAATTTTAAAAGATCGGTTAGAACTAGAACACAGATGGAGGCGGCTAGAAAGTTCAAAGACGAGGACTTCTATCTTTGTTGGTCTTTTGATTACAGAGGTAGAGCATATCCCATTCCAGCCTTCCTCACTCCACAAGATACAGACTTTGGTAAGTCATTATTAAGATTTGCTAATGAGTGCAGTGTAAGTAAAGAGTCTGAGTTGTGGTTGTCTTTTCAAGTAGCTACCAGCTACGGGTTGGACAAGGCCACGTTGGATGACCGACACGAGTGGGTCAAACAAAACAAAGACTTAATTTCAAGGGTTGCAACCAACCCCATCGAGAACCTAAGCGAGTGGGAAAAGGTTGAAGAACCTTGGCAGTTTATGGCTGCCTGTCACGAGTATTATCATTGCTGTATCAAAGGTGATAAACACACAACAGGTCTTATGGTCGCTGTTGATGCAACATGCTCTGGTCTGCAGATTTTAGCAGGACTGGCCCGAGACAAGTCTACCGCTGAATTAGTCAATGTCTGTCCCAGCCAGAAACCAAGCGACGCCTACCTTGCAGTTGCCGACGAAGCCAAAAGGTTCCTACCGTCATACATGCACCGATGGATGACACGTAAGACCACTAAACGAACCGTTATGACTATACCCTACAACGCTACTAAAGACAGCAGTAGGAAGTACATAAGGGAATCATTACAAGAGCAAGGGTTTGAAGTGGACAAAGATGAGCTAACAACCATCGTAAATGCAGTCTATCAAAGCATGGACAGCATAGTTCCTGGGCCCATGAAGGTAATGAGATGGATTAAAAAACATGTAGGCCAGTACATCAGAGATGGTGCTACTGCAGTAGAATGGACTACTCCCTCTGGATTTCATGTATATCAAAAAAGAGATGACATTGAAACAGAGAGGATGAGATTACAGTTACTAGGGAGTGTCTCTATTAGGATACCCAACGGTAACTCAAAGCCCAGCCCTACCAAACACAAATCAAGTACGGCTCCAAACTACATCCATTCATTTGACGCTTCGCTCTTACACAGATCTTTTACTGAGTTCAATGAGCCATTCACAGTTATCCACGACTCCGTTCTTTGTAGAGCAGGAGACATGGGAACACTCAATACGCTTGTGCGAAAAACCTACACCAATATATTCACAGAAGAATGTTGGCTTACACGTTTTGCACAGGACATCAATGCCACTGAACCACCACCAATCGTAGGTACATTAGACCCTACAGTTGTTTCAAATTCCACCTATTTTTTTTGCTAATGCCAACAACACACGTAACACCAAAACCAGTTGTACTCGACGGATTTCAAGCTATACTAAAAGCTGGAGAGTGGGGATACAAACTATCTGCTCTGATTACAGACAAAGAGCTTCTTCAAACACTAGAAGAGGAGAGAGAGTCTGCATTGGAGTGGGCAAGAGGCAGAGCTAAGAACCCTAAAAGGGTAACAGTAAAGCCTGAACCTTGGGAAGAGCTAGAGAACAAAGCTGGCTCATACCATATCAGATTCAGCTGGAAAGATGGAGACAAAATATTCCCAGTTGTAGTTGACACAGAGGGGACAATCATAGAGGACAAAGAGACACCTATCTACAGCGGTAGTCAGGTTAAACTAGCCTTCTTCCAAAAGCCATACGTTCTACCAAGCGGTGACATTGGCACATCATTAAAACTAAAGGCAGTTCAAGTTGTTAGTCTTAACAGCGGAGCTGGTGTCGTTGACAGTGGCGACATGTCAGCCGAAGATGCTCAAGCATTGTTTGGTGCTACAAAAGGTTTCAAGACTGAACAACCTAAAGTAGATGCAGCACCCAGCTCCGTTGAACCTGACGATGACTTCTAATGAGAAGTAACCTTGAAACAGATGTAGCAGATCTGCTTTCTCAAATGAAGCTAGACTGGGAGTATGAGGGTGAGTCATTCAAATATACTATTGACCACAAATATACTCCCGACTTCAAGGTAAACAACATATATCTTGAATGTAAGGGCTACTTCAAACCAGCTGACCGCAGGAAGATGCTGGCTGTAAAACGTGACAATCCTGACTTAGACATCCGCTTTGTATTTCAAGCACCACACAACAAGATTTCAAAAAAATCTAAAACCACGTACGCTGTGTGGGCCGAGAAACATGGCTTCCCTTGGTGTGCCTATTATGCAATCCCAGTCAACTGGCTTAAATGAATCAACCTTCTTACATCACGCCCCTTGTTCTCAGTGTGGCTCGTCAGATGGCAGTTCCGTATATTCTGATGGACATACTTATTGTTTTGTATGTAACCACTTTAATAGTGGGGAGTTATCTTCCACCATCGTCAAACCAAAATGGTCTACAGCCATGCTGAAGGGCGACCCAATAAAATTACGCAAAAGAGGTTTAACAGAAGAAACCTGTCGTAAATATCGTATTCACAAAGACGGTGATACGCTACGTATGCACTATTTTGACAAAAACGGTCAAGTATGTGCAGCAAAAGTCAGAACAAAAGAAAAAGATTTCTGGCTAGAGGGTAACAACGTAGACTCTCAACTTTTTGGGCAAAATTTATTCCCAGACACAGGCACACGCCTAACCATATACGAAGGTGAGCTTGATGCCGCCTCTGGTTGGGAAGCATTGCCTAAATGGCCCCACGTATCTATACCCACAGGTGCTAAGGGTGCCAAAAAATCCCTGCAAAAAGTTTTACCACTATTACAAGGCTATGAAGAAGTCGTACTATTTTTCGACAATGATAAAGATGGTATTGAAGCAGCACAAGAATGTGCTGAACTTTTACCAGCGGGCAAAGCAAAAATTGCTCGCATGGAAAAGTACAAAGATGCCTCTGATGCCTTACAACAGGGGGACTCGGAAGCGGTACGTCGAGCTATCTGGGACGCAAAAACTTACCGTCCTGACGGCATTGTTGACGCAAAATCGCTTCTTGAATTAGTAACCACACCTACACCACCAGCTGACCATGACTATCCCTTCAAAGGACTCCAAGAAAAACTACACGGCATCCGCTATGGAGAGCTTACGACGATTACTGCGGGATCTGGAACGGGAAAATCATCCTTCTGCAGAGCCATTGCAAGTGACCTTTTATCTAAAGGCGAACGGGTCGGTTACTTGGCGTTGGAAGAATCGAACAGGAGATCTGCCCTTGGATTGATGTCAGCCGCACTAGGTAAATCATTCCATCTAGGTGAACATGACAAATCAGAACTTGAAAACGCTTTTAGTCGTACTCTATCAAATTGGAATCTATACTTGTTTGATGGTTTTGGGAGTTACGATCCTGACACAATTTACTCTCGCATCGAGTACCTTGCCTGTGGATTGGAGTGTCGTGTTGTATTCCTAGACCACCTCAGTATATTATTGAGTGGACTTGATGGCGATGAACGACGTATGATTGACGTTACCATGACTAAGCTACGTTCATTAGTTGAGCGTACAGGCATCGCTCTATTCCTTGTATCGCACCTCAGACGTACTCAGACAGACAAGAACCATGAGGAAGGTGCACGTGTTACACTTGGACAACTTAGAGGATCTGCAGCGATTGGTCAGCTTAGTGACGGAGTTATCGGGCTCGAAAGGGATCAGCAGAACTCAAGCAAACGAGATCATACGATTGTTAGAGTCCTCAAGAACCGCTATTCTGGTGAAGTTGGCATCGCCACTGAGCTAGTTTACAATTTAGACACCTGTAGTTTCACCGAACATGCAATTACCGAACAACACTTTGACCCGACGACAGACTTCGGGTGACTTGGACGTAGCATTTGACATAGAAACAAACGGTATCGACTCAACTGAGATACATTGCATGGTTTTACAAGACCTAAACAACGGTATAGTTGAATCATTCAATGACCAAACACTTACCAACTCAGTTGTAAATGGCGTTTGTACTCTTGATATTTGCACAAACATTGTATCTCATAACGGTGTGATGTTTGATGTACCACAGATACAAAAACATTTTCCATTTTTTAATTGTAATCCTACACACTGGGACACATTGATTCTCAGTCGTTACTTTTACTCTGACCTAATGGACATTGATCTCAGACGTAGGTGGCCTATGATGCCAGCTAAGTTGTATGGATCACACAGTCTCGAGGCTTATGGTTTTCGTTTAAACTTACATAAAGGAGACTATGGGAAGACCTCTGATTGGAAAGAATGGACTCCTGAAATGGAGGACTACTGTAAACAAGACGTTGCTATTGTCGCAAAATTATGGACGCATTTCCGCAAAAAGTTGTTGCTAGCGTCAGACTAGAACATGACATAGCAGAGCTTATGGCTAATCAAAAGACTACAGGCTGGCCTTTTGACATATCCAAAGCACAACAACTAGAAAACACTTTACTAAAAAGACTGGAAGAACTCAGGCACAGTGCTGAAAGTATGTGCTGGTGTGTCCCAGGAAATTTGTTTACGCCAAGGCGTGATAACAAGAAACAAGGCTACATAGCTGGTGCAGAAATGCAACGGTTAAAGGAGTTCAATCCTAGTAGCAGAGAGCATATTGCTTGGTGGTTCAAGACTAATCAGAATTGGAAACCAAACAAATTCACACCGACTGGTAAAGCAGTTATTGATGAGACTGTTCTCAAAGAAATTGGTACAAAAGAAGCGTTGGTATTTCTCGAGATTCTTGAAACACAAAAGAAACTTGGAATGTTATCACAAGGAACTAACGCATGGTTGAAGTTGGTCAAGGATGGCAGACTTCACCACTCCTGTTTTATAGGGGCTGCCACGCACCGTATGGCACACTCACATCCAAATCTGGCACAAGTTAGTTCAGACAAGGACTGCCGTGAGCTATTTATTACAAAACCTACATGGAAACTGGTTGACAGTGACCTTGCAGGAATTGAACTTAGGCTGTTTGCACACTACCTTGCCCGTTACGACGGTGGAAGGTATGCTAAAATATTACTTGAGGATGACATCCATCAGGTAAACGCTGACAAGATAGGTATTAGCCGTCGTCAGGTCAAGACTATTACATATTGTTTTCTCTACGGAGGGGGCAACCAAAAACTAGGCTTGTCATACGACAACATGCTGTCCCCAGATGCTGCTGCAAAGAAAGGAGCAGAGATCAGAAAGGCATACATGGAGGCAATTCCTGGGCTGGAAAGCCTTGTCAACGCTACTCGGAAGGTTGCTGAGAAGGGTACAATACGTGCCATTGACAGACGCAACATTAGAGTGGACAAAGAACACAAAGCCCTTAACTTTCTGTTACAGGGATCCGCTGCAGTCTTAGCAAAACGTTGGCTTTTGATAACAGATCACAACCTACGTATGAGTAATTTTGAACATGAGCGTTATGCCTTCGTGCATGATGAACAAGTCTTAGGAGCTCCTACAGAACAAGCAAAGTATATTGCTGAGGTATGTAAACTATCTGCAATACTAGCTGGAGAGTTTTACAATTTACGTATTCCCATTGAAGCCGATGCAAACATTGGTAACAACTGGGCCGAGGTACACTAATGCTACTAATTGACTGCGACTTCTTGGCTTACAAAGCCTCGCAAGTATGCGAAACTGGTATAGATTTTGGAGAGGATGTTATAGTAGCTCAGTCACAGTTCAGTGACGTACTACAAGTTTTTCAAACAGAGCTGGATAAAGTTACTTCAGCAATGATGGATGACGACATCATCTTATATTTCTCAGACCACAAGAATTTTAGGAAGAAAATTTTTCCTGACTACAAAGGTCATAGACAGAAACGTAAACCATTAGGTTACAAACGTCTAGTAAACTATTGTAGTGAAAACTATAGATTTGTTATGATGGAGGATCTTGAAGCTGACGATGCCATAGGTATTGAGGCAACTAAATATCCTGACCCTAGTAACATTATCGTTAGTCCAGACAAAGACATGAAGCAAATCCCCTGTGTTCTATGGAACATGGCTGACGAAGTGGAGGAGATTACACTAGAGCAAGCCGATGATTGGCACCTTATTCAAAGCCTTGCTGGCGACCCCACAGATGGGTACTCTGGTTGCCCAGGAATAGGAGTCAAGCGAGCTACAGCTCTGTTAAACAAGTCCGAATCTAAATGGGATGCAGTGTGTCAAGCATATAGAGATAGAGGGTTATCAGACGATGACGCTTTGCTCAATGCACGTTTGGCTAGAATTTTACGTACAGAAGACTACGACCATGATCTTCAACAACCTATTCTTTGGACACCTAAATGACCGACTCACCTTTGATAGCCAGAACTGGCAGAGTAGAAAACTGGATTAAGAATCCTGACGGCCGTTTACCTGTATCCTGCACTGTCTTTGTTGTCGAAGATAGTATGGAAGGCCCTAACGGTATAGAAGCATCTTGGAGATTCGTCTCCCATGCTTTAAGATATGGAGCTGGTGTAGCAGTACACCTCTCAAACATAAGACCTAACGGACATGAAAATGGAAAGGGTCTAGTAGCTAGTGGCCCAGTGTCATTTGCTAGAGTATATTCTGCACTCAACGAGACTATACGTAGAGGCGGAGTATATAAAAACGGAGCTTGTGTTTGTCATCTTGACTTAGATCACGATGATGTGCTCGAGTTTATAAAAACACCCAGACACCAACTACCTTGGATTAAAAGGTGTGTTGATCTTACACCTGATATGTGGGACAAGACTCCTTACAAAAAAGAATTACTCGAAGGTATAAAAGCGGGTGACATTTGGTTAAATAAAATTAAACATGATCGCTATGGAAACAGAATCTACTCCAACGTCTGTCTTGAGGTTTACTTGCCCTCACGCGGAACTTGCTTGTTACAGCATGTCAGTCTCGGTGCCTGTACTATCAGCAACATATCGCAGGGTTTCAGTGAAGGTATGTCCGACCTGTGTAATCTCCATAGCAGGACAGGTATTGGAGAATCTGGAGAATACCTTGCCCCAGAAAATGACAGACAAGTGGGGCTCGGTATGCTCGGTCTTGCCAACCTCCTCAGACGTTACAAAGTTACCTACGAAGAGTTTGGAGAAGCATTAGATTTAGTTATACACGGTAATAGTGCTCATGGAAATGCAGGAAAGATAGCAGAAGAGATACAAACAGGAGTATATAGAGCTGCTGAGATAGCACGTCTTCACCATATGGTACGTGCCTTCGCAATAGCTCCTACGGCTAGCTGCAGTTATAACACAAAAGACTTGGACGGATACACATCATGTCCCGAGATAGCACCACCAATAGCTCGAAGCGTTGACCGTGATAGCGGTACCTTCGGAGTTACATCTTATGATTATGGCGATGTAGAGATCGCCTCAGAAGTTGGCTGGACTGCATACAAGAAAGTTGCAGACGGTATAATGACACTTCTAGGAAAGACGGGACTTCTTCACGGATACAGCTTTAACTCATGGAGTGACGTTGTAACCTACGACAATGCGTTCGTTGAAGAGTGGCTTGGAAGCCCCCAGACATCACTCTATTATTCCTTACAGGTAATGGGCGATGTTCAGGACAAGTCGAGTGCATATGCAGCCTTAGATGAATCTGAAGTCGACAGTTACTTGGATGGGATCTTAAACAATGAACCCACATGTGATTGCCAAGAATGAAAACACCTTATGATAAACTATTACTCCGCAAAAGAAAGTGGACTCCCGTACAAACGACGGCTGGGAAACTACGTGATGGCTCAGAAGAAACCATCTTCCGTGCTCTTGCAGTACGCCATATGGAGCTTCCTGTGGGTGCCTTTATCGAGGAAGCTCTTACTAAGGAGGTTCCCAAAGATGCGAGAGTACTTTTACAGTCGAATGTAAACGACGAAATAAACCATGACCTAGCGTTAGGTTATATAGTAAACGCAATGGGTGTAGATGAGAAAGCGGAAGCAGAGGCATTACGCCTCCGCACCGCATGGGAAGAACACCCCGACCACACACTAACTAAAGCCTTGGTAGCTGAACGTGCAATATTTTTTGTGCTGTTACCTTTCTTTAGATTCAATGGTGATGCTGGTCTACGTACAGTCAGTGCAGATATTAGCCGTGACGAACAAATCCATGTTGCTACTAACTCTCTCGTATGTGCTAGCATGGGTTTACGTCCAAGCCCTTCTTTAGACAAACTTAGAAAGGCTACAATAAATTGGATACTACAACCCTTAAAAGCAAACCACGAAGATAAGTACTTAAATAAAAATTTCTGGTTAGAAACCAGTGACCGTTTGATGTATGAAGGTAAAGCTCCACAGCTAGCTGACACCAAACGTGCCCGTATGCCTGCGTTTTTTGAACATGCAAACACCAATTTACCCCAATACTCTTGATTGGGGACGTATCGAAAAGATACTTGACGAACTTGACCAGCAGTTTCCTGACAAGTTTCCTGACCACAACCTATCGGAGAAAGCAATATCTTATAGGGCTGGTCAGCTGTCAATAATAAGATTACTTAAACATAAACTCAAAGGAGAATAATTATGTGTGTCGGCCCAATCGCTAATCTATTCGGAGGCGGACGATCAACCCCAGCTGCCCCACCAACACCAGCCCCACCAACTACCCCACCACCCCCAATGCCTGTACAGACAGCCCCAGTTGAGGCTCCTGTAGCTCCTACTCCAGCTCCTGTAGAACAGGATGAGACAAAGAGAAAGGCAAAGGTTAAAGCAAAGAGAGTTCAAAAAAGATCTCGAGCTAGAGGCACTACACAGCTACAAACCAAGAAACCAGCGTCAGGCGGATTGAAAGGTATTAACACTTCTCAAGGAGTCAACACTGGCGGAGGCGGTAGCGGTGGCGGAGGAGGCACCTACTAATGGCCTTCGCACGGAAGCGGTACCATGAACTATCGTCCCACCGTGAACAGTTTTTAAACATAGCGTATCAGTGTTCTGAAATAACTTTACCTACGTTGTTAATGAGAAATGAAAACAACGCAGTATATAATGATTTTGTCACACCGTATCAATCAGTTGGTGCGAAGGGAGTAACAACATTAGCATCCAAGTTGATGTTAGGTTTGTTGCCACCTTCCACCTCTTTTTTTAAGTTACAGGTTGACGATTCTAAATTAGGAGAAGATGTACCCGCAGAGGCTAAGAGTGAATTAGATTTAGGATTTGCTAAAGTTGAACGTATGATTATGGACAGCATAGCTGGATCTACTGATCGAGTTCAAATTTTTTCTGCGTTAAAACACTTGGTAGTTACAGGTAACGCTCTTGTATATATGGCAAAGGATGGTATGAAAGTATATCCTCTAAACAGATATGTTGTAGAGCGTGACGGTAATGGTGAAGTAATGGAAATCATAACTAAAGAGCGTGTCAGTAAAAAATTACTAGGCATGGAAGAGGAGTATGATGGCCCTAATGATGATGAAAAATCAGAATATGGAGGTAAAGACTGTGACGTTTATACTTGTGTAAAAAGAACTGACTCAGGTTGGATGTGGTTCCAAGAGGTTCACGATAAGATACTACCAGACAGTCATGGTAAAGCACCTTTAGATAAAACTCCTTGGCTACCATTACGTTTTGTAACGGTAGATGGAGAAGATTACGGACGTTCTAGAGTCGAAGAGTTCCTCGGGGATTTAAAATCTTTGGAAGCATTAATGCAAGCTCTTGTTGAGGGCAGTGCAGCTGCAGCTAAAGTAATATTTACTGTATCACCTTCCTCAGTAACTAAACCCGCATCACTAGCCAACGCTGGTAATGGTGCTATTATACAAGGACGACCAGATGATGTTGGAGTTGTACAGGTTGGTAAGACTGCTGATTTTCAAACAGCTTTTCAACTTGTTAATGTTTTAGAAAAAAGATTGTCGGAGGCGTTCTTAATATTAAGTGTGAGGCAATCAGAGAGAACTACAGCCGAAGAGGTCAGGATGACCCAGATGGAACTAGAGAGGCAGCTGGGTGGACTCTTCAGCTTGTTAACTACAGAGTTCCTTATACCCTACCTGAACCGTAAGATGCACGTTCTTACTACATCTAATCAAATACCCGCTATACCAAAGTCTTTAGTTAGACCTACTATTGTAGCTGGCGTAAATGCGTTAGGTCGTGGACAAGATAGAGACGCATTAGTTCAGTTTATATCAACCATAGCTCAGACTATGGGGCCAGAAGCCTTGGCCCAGTTCTTAAACCCAGACGAGGCTATCAAACGTCTTGCTGCTGCTCAAGGTATAGACATTCTAAACCTAGTCAAGAGTATGCAAGAAAGGCAACAAGAACAAGAACAGGCTATGCAAGCACAACAGATGCAGTCTCTTACAGACCAAGCTGGTAAACTTGCAGGAACTCCTTTACTAGACCCCTCTAAAAACCCAGAGTTAATAGATGCTCTAAACCAAGGAGTTGCACCTACAGATGAAACACCACCACCACAGTAATTATGGCAGAAACATTCACCTATGATCCATCAAATGACCCAGAGGCTATTGCAGCTGCAGAGGCCAGAGATGCAGAATCTTTAAAAGTTGGTGAGGAACTTGTTGAAAAACAAGAAAACTTATTAGCTGGTAAATATAAAACTCCAGAAGATTTAGAAAAAGCATACTTAGAATTACAAAAGAAACAAGGTTCTCAATCTGAACCCGAACCTCAAGTTGATGATACACCAAACTATGAAGAGAGGATGTACACCAATGATGACCAAGTTAATTATGAAACCGTCAACGAATTGTATGGCGATCAAATAGGAAATCTTTTTAAATCTAATGAGATAGATCCTTGGGAAATGAATAAATATTTTGCTGAAAATAATGGTACATTGTCTGATGATATGTACGATCAATTAGAATCAGCTGGTTTAAATAGAGATTTAGTAGACTCATACCTCAGTGGTCTAAAATCACAGCTAGGTCAAACACCTCAACAATCTACTTTATCTGATGCCGAAGTTAATGAATTAAAAAATATTGCTGGCGGTGAAAAGGGGTACGATAATCTGATGTCTTGGGCGGGTAATAATTTATCTGAACAGGATGCTAAAAACTATGATGATGTCTTGGCAACAGGAAACAAATCAGCTATATCATTTGCAGTTAAAGCACTTATGGGACAATACGAAGAAGCTAACGGTAGAGATTCAAAACTAATTACAGGAAAAGAGTCTGCTCCTGAACGATACAGGAGTATGGCTGAGGTAACTAGGGACATGGCTAAACCTGAATACCGCACAGACGAGGCATACAGAGATGATGTTCTCAGAAAACTAGCCGCTTCAAATCTAAACGTATAGGAGTTGATCCAATGAAAATGCCAAAGAAAAAAATGATGAAAGGTGGAAAAAAAGGTAAGGGGGGTAAGAAGTATTAATGCCATACTCTAGCTATTCACCAAAGCAAAAAAAGTTAGCTGCGTTAGCTGGTAACAAAAAGAAAATAGATCGGGCTGACCTGATCGCATTACGGACTAAGAAAGGTGGCAAAAAGAAAGGGCGTAAGCCTATCTCTCGGAAGAGGGGAAAAGTCGCGTAAAGGCGGCCTAACAGCCAAAGGTAGAGCCAAGTACAACCGTGCCACTGGCTCTAACCTAAAGGCTCCACAGCCAGGGGGAGGTGCTAGGAAGCGTTCTTTCTGTGCTAGAATGAAGGGTGTAAAAGGCCCTATGAAAAAACCAAACGGTAAGCCAACCCGTAAAGCATTGGCATTACGTAGGTGGAAGTGTTGAACTGCTGGCATTGTCAAACAGAACTTATCTGGGGAAGTGACTCAGATGCTCCCTTACACAATGAGTATAGTATGATAACCTTTCTATCATGTCCTGAATGTGGATGTGATGTAGAAGTATGGAAACCAGAAAAATGGCCTACAAAAAGAAAAAGAAAAAAGGAAACAGCAAATGCGGCTGCAAACACGGAGGTAAATAATGGGTAAACTATGTGCTAGAGGTAAGGCCGCAGCTAAACGTAAGTTTAAGGTCTACCCATCTGCATACGCTAACGGCTATGCCGTACAGGTATGTAAAGGTAAGATCAAAGGTAGTGACGGTAAACGTAGAACTGCCAAAGGTTACTCTAAAAAGAAAAAAAGGTAATGGCTAAATTAACACCCAGACAGGAAGCCACTCTAAAAAAACATCAGAAACATCACACTGCTAAACACATGGCTATGATGAAGAAGATGATGAGAAGTGGATCTACTTTTACAGCTGCACATAAGGCAGCTATGAAGAAAGTAGGAAAATGAGTCTTAAAAGATGGTTTAAGGAGAAGTGGGTAGACGTTAAGACTGGTAAGCCATGTGGAAGACAGAAAGGCGAAACCCGTAAAGGCTACCCTGCCTGTAGACCATCAAGGCGAGTCTCGTCTAAAACCCCTAAGACCTCCTCGGAGATGTCTAGTAAAGAACGTGCTAGATTTCGTAAATCCAAAACAAGTTCAAAACGAATTAACTACAACCACAAACGAAGAAAGAGATGACTCACAAGCACTCAAGATGGGACACGGCTGAACTATTAAATGGTCGCCTTGCAATGTTAGGTTTCGTTGCAGCTGTTGGTGCATATGCAGCTACAGGTCAGATAATCCCAGGAATTTTATAATTTATTTTAAGTGAATAAATTTATTAAAGATACTATTGACTCAGCCAAACATTTGTTACAGGGTTTATCAGTAACTTTAAGTCATATGGGTAGAAAACCAATCACTGTTCAGTACCCTTATGAAAAACTAATACCATCCACACAATATCGAGGTCGAATACACTATGAATTTGACAAGTGTATAGCCTGTGAAGTTTGTGTAAGAGTATGCCCTATCAATCTTCCAGTGGTAGACTGGGTGATGAACAAAGAAACCAAAAAGAAAGAACTTCGTAACTATTCTATAGATTTTGGAGCCTGTATCTTTTGTGGTAACTGCGTTGAATACTGCCCTACAAATTGTTTATCAATGACTGAAGAATATGAATTGGCTACATTTGACAGACACACACTTAATTTTGATAATGTCGCTCTTGGACGACTTCCCACTAATGTTACAAGTGATCCCTCAGTTAGATCATTACGTGAACTCGGTTATCTTCCCAAGGGTGTTATGGATCCTCACTAAGCCACGTCCGTTCATCCCTAATGGGACGCATGCAACCTAATCATGGAACGGGGGTTAGGGTATATGGAGATTACAATGACTGTAACTTACGTATATCGTGGCATTGAGTACACAAGAGTAGTCAAAAAATAGTTGACTTGGGAGGTGCAATCCCTCCCTACTCTATTGGCTTCTGGCCCCTACGGGGATACCCATAAGCCGTCTAGACGGTGGGATAGACCACAAAAACATAGTGAGTCGCATAAGACTTGCAACTTTTCACGTGATAAGACGATAATTTATACCTAAAATTTTTTTAGAAAAATGGCACAACAGTCAACAAATGATCCAGCTTCACAATTAAATCTGGGTCGCATTAACGGTGCTGGTAACGCTACTAACAATAGGGATTTATACCTAAAATTGTTCAGTGGAGAAATGTTTACTGGCTTCCAAAGAGAAACAATAGCTAGAGATTTAGTTCAAAAAAGAACACTCACAAACGGTAAGAGTTTACAGTTCATCTATACTGGACGCACAACAGCCGAGTATCATACTCCAGGAAATTCCATCCTAGGTAATGACCAGAAGGCACCTCCAGTAGCTGAGAAAACAATCACAGTCGATGATCTCCTTATTTCTAGTGCGTTCGTATATGAGCTAGATGAAACACTCTCACATTACGAATTGAGGGGAGAGATTTCCAGAAAGATTGGATATGCTCTTGCTCAAAAGTATGATAGACTAATTTTTAGAGCTATCGCTAAAGGTGCTAGACAGGCTTCTCCAGTTAGTATGACTAACTTTGTAGAGCCAGGTGGTACTCAAATTCAAGTTGGTGGCGGATCTGACGCAGACGACGCTTACAACTCAACTCACCTAATCAATGCGTTCTACGACGCAGCTGCAGCTCTTGACGAAAAAGGAGTCAGTGAGGATGGTAGAGTGGCTGTATTGACACCTCGCCAATACTACGCTTTGATACAGAACATTGAATCAAATGGTCTAATCAATCGTAACGAAAGAGGCGACGCATTGCAGTCTGGTAACGGCATCATCGAGATAGCTGGTATTCAGATCTTCAAGTCTATGAATATTCCATTCTTTAGTAAGTATGGTACTAAGTATGCTCCCGCTTCAGGTGCTTCTGCTGGTACTGACCTTGCTACAGTAGATCCAGGAAATACTGGTTCATGGGTTTCAGAGGGTATTGAAACAGCAAACACCGCAACAGGTAACAACTACGGTGCACGTCAGAACTACGGTGCTGCAAGTAACTTTGCAAACTCATGTGGATTAATCTTCCAACGTGAGGCCGCTGGTGTAGTCGAGACAATCGGCCCACAGGTTCAAGTAACAAGTGGAGATGTGTCTGTTGTCTACCAAGGTGACGTGATATTGGGACGTATGGCTATGGGAGCAGATTTCTTAAATCCTGCTGCCTCAGTAGAATTGTTCGCAGGAACAACTACAAAGCCTGCAGCTTTCAACTAATACATTTTATACGGGGGCACACGCCCCCCTTTTCTTATGGCAGCAATAACATATGGTGTGTCCACCGAACTGGATGCAGTAAACGCAATTCTTATGAGTGTTGGAGAGTCACCCGTCAACACCCTCACAGTGCAGAGCCCAGATGTGGCTATTGCTCAGGCAACTCTTCGACAAGTCTGCCGTGAGATACAAACACAGGGCTGGGTGTATAATACAGAAAATGACTATCCTATTGAATTAGATAGTAACAACCACTGTGTTATCCCAAACAACATCCTTCAACTAGACCTAAACCATTTTAGGCATGGTAATGATTTCGATGTTGTTAGAAGAAGTGACAACGGTATAATGAAAGTCTATGATAAGATAGGACATTCATTTCAATTTAAAAATGTCACAGGTGGTAAATTATATTTTGATGTAATCTGGATGCTAGATTTTGAAGATCTACCACAGGCATTTAAGGACTACATTACTACCAGAGCGTCGAGGATCGCCTCTAACCGCATGGTAAACAACCCACAGGCTGCTAAGTTACTTGAGTCAGACGAGGCTCTTGCAAGGGCAGCAGCGTTGGAGTATGACACTTCACAAGCTGATTACAATATCTTCACAGATACTAAGTATCAGCACAACCCCAACAGCACCTATCGTCCATCGCAAGTTATTAGAAGAATGTAATGGCAAGTATTAACCAACGTATTCCTAACTTTCTCGGAGGAGTTTCACAACAGCCAGATAAAATAAAATTTCCTGGGCAGTTACGAGTATGTGACAATGCTGTGCCTGACATAACTTTTGGCCTAAAGAAACGTCCTCCTGCAGAGTTTATAGGTAAACTAACAAACGCCAATACCACAGGTCATTGGTATGACATATTGAGAGATGGTGACGAGAAATATATTGTACAGATCACACCGTCCCTAACAGGATCTATGCCTATAAGAGTATGGGACATAGCAGATGGAACTGAAAAATCTCTGACAAATTCTTCTGGAGATTCTATATTTAGTTATTTATCAGGAGCAACATCTCCGTATTCTGTACAAACAATCCAAGACTACACCTTGATAGCTAACCCTAACAAGACCGTAGGAACTACAGGTACAACTGATGGGCCAATACTAAATGGAGATTATTCATTTGCAAGGTTAGACACTATTGCATACAATACAGAATATGTGTTATATACAGGAACTGCCCCAACACCAAATACATACTATCGTGTAACCTCAATCAAAGTTGACGTCGTACAAAGTGGCAGTCTTAACGGTGCTACATTTGATGATACCAATGAAGACGGAAGATTTGCTGGTAGTATTACATGGTCTTTTACAGGCGGTCAAAACGTAACTACAACTGGAGCTCAGGTTGGTGGTACTAATATCACTGAGGGTATTGAAGGTAGCTTACAGGTTAACGCTCAAAGTTATATTGCTAATAATACAGCTACATACCAAAACAACCAAACAAATGATGAAAGTAAATTTCTAGGTTATGTTCAGGATTATGATACTAGATATACTGCAACAGTTACCTTAAAAAACGGTGGTATAATTAGAACCAGCAATACTAACACAGCTCAAGGTTTATTTATTGATGTGTCTCTAGAAGGGCAAACATATCGTATATCCGTTGAAGCTGTTGAGGAAGTTACCACATATGATGGGGTATCTAATATAGCATACCATAAAACTCCACGTAATCCATCTGAGGGTTATCTCAGTATGGCTACTATTCTTAAAGGTTTAGCATCTTCTGTAAATAGCTCACTTCCTAACGTCTCTGCTGAGGTTATTGGTAGTGGTTTATTTCTAAATGGTACAGGTGCTGATGGTGTGAACTTTCTTGGAGGTGCCGTAAACGAAAACATGAGTGTCATAGGTCAAAAAGCACAGGATATTAGTAGGCTACCAGCTATGTGTAAACAGGGCTATGTGGCTCAAATTTCAAATACTGCTGACTTAGATACTGATGATTATTACGTAAAATTTTTTGCAGATAATGGTAGTTCTGGTGTAGGTAGCTGGGAAGAAACTGTAAGACCACATAACTTTGATGGTTCTGGAAACGACCCAATGGTAAAGGGTTTAGACCCCGCAACCATGCCACATGCACTTATAAACAACCGTAATGGTACGTTTACTTTTGTTAAGCTAGACTTATCAACAGCAAACTCACAGGGTAATGAAAACTATTGGAAAGATAGACAGGTAGGAGACGATGTATCTAACCCATTTCCTAGTTTTAAGGGTCAAACTATACAAGAATTGTTCTTTCACAGAAACAGATTTGGGATTATATCTAACGAACAGGTAGTTTTAAGCCAGCCAGGGGGGTACTTTAACTTCTTTATTGTGTCTGCTATAGCTGCTAGTGACGATAATCCTATAGATATTACTGTATCTGACATCAAACCAGCGTTTGTAAACCACACATTACCCATACAAAAGGGTCTTATGTTGTTTAGTGATAATGCTCAGTTTATATTATTTACAGAATCTGACATATTTAGCCCTAAAACAGCTAGATTAAAGAAGATAGCTAGTTATGAATGTGATGCCTCTATTGATCCTGTAGATCTAGGAACCAGTGTATTGTTTACTTCTAATGTCTCAGCATATGCTAGGGCGTTCGAGGCTACTGTGGTAGATGATGATGTACCTCCTAGTATAATAGAACAGACAAGGGTAGTACCAGAGTTCTTACCTAAAGATATAACCAAATCAACTAACTCAGCTGCTATAGGTATAACTTCCTATGGTAAAAAGGGTGATGACCAAGTTTATCATTATAAGTACTACAATGCAGGACAAAAACGTGAGCAATCAGCGTGGTATAGCTGGACTCTGACGGGTACAATGCAACACATGTTGTACACAGCTGGTAGTTTCTTTACAGTAACAAAACAAGGATCTGACTATATATTGTCTAGACATGAGTATGTTGCTGATGCTAACGCCAATAGAACTTATGTACTAGGTGGTGCGGCATCTGATGTAGGAAAGGCAACCAAGACTGCAAGGTGGTTTGAACCATGCTTAGATAGTATGGCTATACCAAGTAGTTTTACCTATACTGCTCAAGGTGGATCTAATCTTACAGAGAAAACTGTAGTTACTATAGGTTACACACCTACAAGTGCTGACAACTTCTTCTTAGTTGGTTTGTCTGGTAATGATGGGTCAGGTAACTCTATAGCTGGTATGGTACGTAAAGCTGATGCTGTAGGAACCAACAGTGCTACATTTAATAATTTACATCTTGCTGCGGGTGCTAAGGTTGCAGTTGGGTATAAATACACAACACTTATTGAGCTACCTACATACTACTTTACTCCTAGTGCTAACGTCTATGACATGGATGGTGAGCTAAGAATATCTGGTATAAACTTTGAGCTAGGTGTAAGTGGCCCTATGGAGTTTCATATATCATCTACATTTAATGACATGGCTGACTTCGTACAGTTTGAGTCGGGAATGATAGCTAACGCTACAAGTTTCAACACACCACCCTCGGAGTTAACAAAACAAGTAAGAGTGCCATTATATAAAAAGACAGATAAATATAGGTTACAAATACAAATACCAGACCCCTTTTCCACTGCCCTACTCTCAGCTAGCTGGGATGGCAACTATAATCCAAAACGACATGTACGTAGGTAAGTATATACAGCCTTGCACTCCTGAGCTTGCTCTAAGTGTAGGGCTAAACTTACGTTGGGAAGATAAACGTGAAGCCGAACAAGTCTCTGGCTTACACGCTGCCCCAGCTATATTAGAGTCATTTTACAATTCCGAATACTGTGTGTACTTTAAGGTTCCCAACGGCAAGGCTGCTGGAGTGGCGGGAGTAACTTCCCAGAACGCTATCTGGATGCTATGCACTGATGCTAGTACAGAGTATCCTCATACATTCGTAAGGGAAGCACGACGCTGGGTAGATAGTCTACCTAATCCTTATTTATGTAACTACGCAGACATGCGGAATGAAGCTCATATAAAATTACTTAAATTATTAAAGTTTAATTTCTTATCTTATACTGTTTTAAATGGCATACCCCTTATAGAATTTTACAAACTATGTGTACAGTAACACTAGCTTTGGCAGGTATTTCGGGAGTTGGGACTGCAATCGCAGATCGACAAGCGAAGATGGCACAATACCGAGCTCAGAAAGCAGCGGTAGATAGGTCGAACTATCAAGCAAAGCAGGATTATCTAAATAAAATACAAATATCTGCTTTCAAAGACCAGCAAAAACAAAACGTATTTAAAGCACAATTAGAAGCTCAAGCTGCCTCAGTTACCGCAATGGAAAGGCAGAAAGATCTAAACCAATTAGAGCAATCAAGAGCATCCACAGCAAACCAACTAAAATTAAGAGAAAAAATATCAGAGGCATTATTTGAAGGTCAGACAAGATTAGCGGAATCTATCAGGGCCCAAGGTACAGTACTTGCAAGTGGTATGGCTGCAGGACAGTCTATGCTACTAACATTAAACGATCAGGAAAGACAGTTAGGAATGGAACAAGCTGCTGTTGACGCAAGTGTATATAATGCTAGAAAAGGATTTGGTTTACAAGAATATAACTTATTACTCAGTCAGTATTCAGCTGACAACCAAGCATTTAACAATGTTATGGCAGCTCCAGTTGCACAGGCAGCTGAGTTTAAAACTGTTAAACCAGTTGAAATGGCAGGCCCAGAAAAACCAAGTATGCTTGGATCTATTATGACTGGCTTTAGTGCAGGAGTCAAAACTGGTTCTGGTATAGGACATGCTTCAGGAAATGCTAACAAAGCGTGGTGGTCAACTTCATAAAAATTAATTATGGCAAAAGGATTTCGTAGAAGTGGTGAGTGGCAAACAGGTTTTTCTCAACGCACACCATCTTCTGATGTCAATAGACAAAAGCAGTACGCTGCTCAAATAGAAAAAAGAGCTAAAGAAGAGATTGCAAAAAGAGTACAGTCAGCTGCAGAACAAAGAGCTGAAGAGCAAAGAATCACAAACAACTATCTAAGGGTTAGTAACTATGAAGCTCAACAAGCTGCTCAATTTAGTAAAACATTACAAAATCTTTTAAGTGAAACAATACCTAGTATTGCTAAAACAGGAATGACTGCAGCTAGAGCTCAAGGTTCTGCTGATAGAGTTATGGAAGAATTAGCAGCTCCTGATCTTTACGATGATACTCAATCGTTAGATCCTGATGATGAAGCCTTTGGTAATTTTGGAACCCTTCCAGGAAGAGGGTTTGACAGCCCAGAAAAGGCGATAGATATTGTTGCTAATAAACAACTTGACATAACTCAAAAGGGTAATAAACTTGCTGAAGATATAGAAAACAGCACTGACCCTTTTAAAGATGAAAAAGCTAGAAGAATCAGAGGTATTTTTTCTGGAGCTTATACATATGGTTATCAAGCTAAAGACAAAGCGTTAAAAGTAGAAGGGTTTAGTGCTTATTTAGATAATGCTTTAAAAATTGATGATACACAACTACTTGATGGTAATGTACCATTTAGTGTTAATGATCCTAATTTAACTAAAAAACAATTAGCTATTGCTTCTAATTATGTCTTAGATAAATGGACGCAAGAAAATAGAGGTGACTTAAATGACCAAACCACAGCAGAGTTGTTAGTAACTCCTGCTAGAAAGGTGATGAAAGAAAACCTTAAAAAAAGGTATGCAGATATAGATGCTGAGTTTAATGCTAGTCAGTTAGCTGGTTTAGATAATCTTTTAGACGGTTCGTTAGATGGTTCTGTAGGATTTCCTTCTTTAAACCAAATGTTGCCAAATTATATTAATTCTGCTAAACCATTTGTAAGCACTTCAAAAAATAAATCCAAGGGAGCTATAGCTTTAGAACGGTTGCAAACTAGAGTTGAAGAGGCATTTAAAAGATCATCTAACCCAGATTTATTAGAAGATAGAATTAATGCTGCTTTAAATGTAAAAACTAATACACCAGCTGGTTTTAAATCTTTAGCTGAATTACATCAAGCTAAGTTTAGTCCTTTTGTTATAAAGCAATTAAAACAAAAAGCAGTGGTTGCTGAATATAATAGTCAAAAAGCATTTCAAGAAGCAGTTGTAAAAATGAGTGTTGAGAATTATATTGATGCTCAAGAAAAATTATCATCTGAAGAAAGAGATACTGAACAACAAAAATCAGACTTTGTTGAAAGTTTACATGACAAGTATCCATTTGCTACACAAACAATTATTGATTCTTCTTCTAGAATATTTTTAGATCCATCTAGCCCTGATGCTACAGTTAGATCTTTAAAAGCAACAGCAAAGGAACAAGGAGGTGTTATAACAGCTGCTCAATTTGCAGACCCTACGTTAGATATTGAAACTAAAAAAGAGTTTTTAGAAGCTAATCCTAACATTAAAGTATTACCACAATTATACCCTTCAATAGAAAAAGATGATGTAGAACGTATAGAAAAAGATTTTAAAAGTTTTCTTGCAGGATTAAATGATTCTTTTGTAATTGATACTATAGGCGGTGTCAAAGATCCCAGTGGTACCTTTACAGTAGCTTACAATGAGTTTTTGTCAGAAATAAAATTCAATGCTTATGCTATACAAAAAGCTGCAAAAGATCAAGGACAAGTTTTAACCTTTACTGACTCTCTTCAAGAAGCATTAAAACAATTTAAAACACAAGTAATTGAAGCTAACACAAGCGGAGCAGCTGGTCAAACCAGTCGTTACTATGTTACTACTGATGATAGACTTGACGGTGGTTTTCAAAACCTTTATAAAGAAAAGTATGGGGGCAATCCTTACAAACATCAATATTCTTTACCAGAAAAAATTAACGATATAAAAATTAACAATACAAGTGCAGATAAAAAGATAACTAAAAATGTAGACATAGATGATAATGGTGGTTTAAAAGATTTATCATCCATGTACATAGCTCAAAGTATGTCTATACCTCAGTATGATTTTTCTGTATTACAAAATGAAGCATTTGGTTTACCAATAATAACAAAACCAGAAAATTACGATTTATTTAAAAATTCTATACTTAATAGTGAAGCTGGTAGTAAGTTAATGGCATTACAATCTAAAGGCAATACAAGCACTAAGGTTGTTAAAAGACTTATTACTGATCTTGACCCATTTAATGCTAAGACTATTACACAGGCATTTATTGGTATGAACTTTGAGGATGTTGTGAAAAACGAAATTACAGCACAAGGTTTAGAGTTAGATGCTGGTCAGGTACAGACTATTAATGGTGAAAAACATTTTGGTAATAGATACATAGGTATATCTGCTAATGGTAAGTTTGGAGTTAAAAGAGATCCAGAAAAATTACCTGAAGGTGCAAGCAACCCTCACAATGGACTTGATGTAGGTACAACTGGTAAAGAGGGTTTTTTTACAGCTTTTAAAATACAGGATGGTGTTGTTACTGACAATAGATCTGATAAAGTTTTAGGAGTTACTATAGAAATTACTGCCCCAGATGGTACTGCATATAGATTTAACCATTTAAAAAATTACAACCCTAAACTTAAAATAGGTGCAGCTTATAATGGTGAGATTATAGGTGAAATAGGTAATACAGGTGCATCCACAGATATACATTTAGATATACAAAAACGAGTTAATGGTGAGTTGGTTGACCCTTTACCTGATATGGATAAATTGTCAATAGGAAAAAGATTAGAACAAACTATAGGTAAATATCCTTTTACTCGTAGTATGATTCTAAAACTAACTAAAGATAGAGATGAAGATAACCCTCTAAGTGGTTTAAATTATGCTAAGGCACTTAACCGCTATAGACAAGATGAAGTATTACAAAAAGAGTTGTGGGAATATTTTAATGCAAAATCATTTAGTGCAGCTTTAACTAAAGCTAATGGTGACTTACACCTAGCTGCTAGATACCATGTAGCTAACGTCTTACGGGGCGATATGGACAAGTTTAACCTACCTACTATCAATGCTTTTGCAAACCAATATATCCAAAAACTTAGAACACAAGGAGTTTTACCCTGATGGAAGAATTTGAAACTCAGGAAAATAATAACGAGGAGTATTTACCCCAAGAGGAAAATACAGAAAACCAACTACCTGACATGTCAGATGTCAGTAGTATGGCAGAAGAATTTGCAAAACAAAATGATTCTAAAAATGCTTTTCAACAATTTACAGATGATCTAAGGGTCAATGCAAGAGATTTTGTTGACAACAGATTTCAAGGAGATCAACGTAGTAAAGAAGAAATTAGAGCTGACCAAGAAGCTATATTTGCACAAAAATCTGAAGATATGGCTAAAGCCCAAGAAGTGTTAAACGAGCAAAAAGGTGTAGTCCCTGAAACAATTAGGTCTGTATCAGGAGGTATAATTGACACTGCTGAAAGTTTAGGTAACTTTGCTTATCTTAGTAAGGACACTTTGGAAACGGGAATGAAACATGTTCTCGGTCAACCAGTCAAAGATACTGAAAACCCTTTCCATGAAAATTATAAGGGTGGTAGCTACTTTGAAATGCCAGATGTTTATGAACCTGAAAATAAAACTAATATAGGAAAAATGGCTAGAGGTCTAATTGAGTTTGGACTTTTAGTTAGACTTACAGGTGGAGTAGGCGGTATTAGTAAAGCAACTCTTACTAAAGCTGGCTTGACAAATCTTGGTGTATTAAGATCAGGTTCAAAATTTATAGCAAGTAATAAACCTTTACAATTTATAAGTAAAGCTGGACGTGTTTTTGGAGAAGGGGGAGCAGCAGAATTAATCTCTCAATCCTCAGAGGGTGGTAATATTATTAACTTAGCAAATCAGTACACACCTTGGTTAGTACCACCTATTGTTAATAGATTAGCTGTTGATGATAATGATAGTGTATGGGAGGCAAAATTAAAGACTGTAGCAGCTGGAGGTGGTCTTAATCACATTGGTTGGTATGTTAGTGCATTTTTTAGGCATGCCCCTAAAGCAGCTAAAGCGGCTTTTGATAAAGCTAAAAAGTCAGGTAAGTCGCTAGATGAAGCAGTCCAGATTGGTAACGAAGCTGGTACTAATGAACTAAAAAGACAAGTTCTTAGAGAAATGCTTAACCAAGAAAGAGCGGCACAGAAATTAGCTAAAGTTAAGAATAATCTTGGTATTGGTGTAGACCCTACTGATCCTTTAGATAAATATATTAGAAATCATTTAGATGAAGATGATCTAAAAGCATACTCTGAATTAATTGAATTTAACAGTCTTGAAGGTGTAGATCGAGTACAGTTTGCTAAAAATCAAGATGAAATTATTAGATATACTGATCTAGCTAAACGTATAGGTGCTAGTAAAGGTGATGTCTGGGATGACATTAAGTATTCTAGTACAGATTTAGATTTAGAAAATGTAGGTCGTCAACCAGATGCACATGTTAATCCAGAATTATTTGACGACATTGAAAAAGTAACATATTCTAAAAATGTAGATGCTATTGAAGATGTAGTTACTGAAGCTAAAACAAGTCCTGAAATAGAAACAAATTTAGTCGATGAAGCTGATATTCTTAATCATGCAAAAGGCCCATCTAACACATCCCCAACAAGAGCTTCTAACACAGCTATTGGTAAAGAGTTGATTGATAGAGCAGCTGGAGGCGACAAAAATTTAAGACAAATTTTTCAAGAAGTAGTTGATGACATATCAAAACGTATGGCTAAAACCTATTCAGGTGAAGATTATGAAGCTCTTGCAATACAAGCCGTTAGACGTGCTGAACCTATATTAGAATCCATCGCTGGTTTTACACAAGGTAAGATTAAAGATTTAAAAAGATCTTATGAAACACGTTTACGTATTGGTAAAAAGAAAGGTGATGAATTTAGAACTTTCTCTTATGGTAAGGATAAAGATGGTAACAGCTTAATTATCGACACAATAGGCCCTGTACAAAAAGACGCTAACCTAATTATATTACGCTCTTTAGGTAAAACAATGGCTAACCTGTCAGCGGGTACCTTAGAAATATCTAATGGAATGTCGGTGTTTACTAATTTTGAAAAACTTGCTGATTTAATGAAAGTAGTTTTTGAAAAGACAAAAGAGTACCAATATGCTTGGGGTTTAGATGGTCAGCTACAACAAGCTGGTGATTTGAAACGTATTGATACATTACGAGCAAATAAGAATATTTCTAAAAAATTATTGAACGTAAGCCGAGATGCAGATAAACTTCACGACAACATGATTAAATTATTGAAAGAAGCACAAAAAACTGGAGATGATTCTGGGCTTCAAGATTTAATACGTATGTTTGAATTAAGTGATGGAGATGTTTTGTCTCTTGAAGATCTTGCAGTTTATTTAAACTCTAAAGTTTTTGGTGGCACATTCTTTGGTTTTCATGGAAAGAAAGGTGCAAGATTTAAAGCCTTACCTAGTCAAATTGTACAAGAGTTGTATGGTGTTATGTACAATGGTTTATTATCACGTATAGGAACTCCTGTTAAAGCAATCTTTGGAACTGGTCTTTTAGGTGGATATAGAGGATTTATGAAGGCTGTTGGTATTGTCAACCCTTATAGATTGTATAGAAATAAGTTTACAGCCCCGCAAGGATTTAGAGAACTTATTGATGTAAATGCTCCTAGATATACTGAAAAAGAGGTTGCAATAGCTTTTGCTGAAATAGATGGTTTGTTTGCATCTTTAGGTGAATCAATAGCTATGTTTAAAAGAAATTATAATTTAGGACGAAAAGGCATGGATACTGACTATACAGGTAGATATGCTATAAAACGTAATAAAGATAATTTTGTTGCTCATGGTGATTTTGTAAAAAGATATGGTAATTTTGGCACACAAATAGCGTACAGACTTACTAGAGGTTTACAAGAATTAAACACAAATGCGTTTGCTAGACATAGTACTATCTCAATGGCAGCGGGAGATGCCGCAGCACGTACCTCTATTGGTCATCAAATGATGTATGCTAGAGCTGCAAGAGATCTTATTGAAGATGGTGTAGATCCAAGAGATTTAAAAAAATACTTACCTTTATTTAAAGAACAATATAGAAATAAAATTTTTAAAAAAATTGACGATAGTGAAGATGGTATTGGAATTTGGGTAACAAAAGATAAGATGGCTAAATTAGCTGGAGATGAAGCTACACTTACAAAATCTTTAACAGGTACAGCAAAAGCCTTTGAGGTACTTGCATCTACCATTCCAGGAAGTAGATTGTTTTTTAAATTCTTAACCCCAGCAGTTAATGGTTTAGAATTAGCATTTTTACACACACCTTTTGGTTTAGCAAATAAAAAATATAGAGCTTTAGTCACAGGTAATTTAGAAGAATTAGAAAAATTAGGTATAGCTAAAGCAGATATTCCTCAAGAAATTGCATTTATGGAAGGACGTATGGCAACAGGCACCATTGCTACTGCCTTGGCTATATTTGCAGCATCAAGAGGACAGTTAACAGGTGATTATCCAAGAGATCCAGGAAAACGTGCTATGTGGATACAAGCTGGCATAAAACCTAATAGTCTTATGTATAAGAATCCTATAACTGGCGATAAAGTGTATATCAGTTTTCAAAAATTAGAAATATTTAACGTATTATTTAATTTAGTAGGTAATATGGCAGAGAACGCTCATGTCTTAGGTCAAAGTTTAATGGATGAGGGTTTAGCAAAACTATCAATTATTTTTGGTGAACTATTAGTTAACAACGGCCCTATGGGTGGTTTAGAAGAGCTTGTTGGTTTATTTACTTCTGAAAATCCTGCTAGTAGAATTGAAAGTACAATAGCTGCTCAAGGTGCTAGCTTTATACCAATGACAGGAGCTATGAATGATTTTGCCGATTTAGCAGATGGTACTGTGAAAGAAGCTCAGTCTATGAATGAAAAATTTATGAGACGTTCTGGTGCGGCAGAATTATTTTTACCACAAAAGTATGATATATTTAATGAAGAACGTACTGAAAAGAAGTTATATATGTTGCCTGAAAATATACTTCTCAGAGCATTTAACCTTATATCTCCAGTAGGTATAGATTTTGAAAAGTCCGATCCTGTAACTGACTTTTTAATGGAAATAGAATATGATCTAAACGCTAATTTAACATCTATTGATGGTGTTGAATTAACTGCTACTGAATTATCTGAGTTTAACAGGCTTTTAGCTACAGATAAATTTCTTAGAAAAGACTTATTAAGGGTAATAAACAGTAAACCTGTGCAAAGATCTCTTAAAGATTACAAAGAACAACGTAAAAAAACCAACCAAGGTGTAATGTCTAAGGATGGTTTAGCAGGAGTCTTTGGAAATGAGGTAGGAGGTTTTGATGTTAGGAAAGAACCGTTCTATTACGAAATAGATAACGTGTTTAAAGCAGCTAAAAACAGAGCAAAAACTCAAATGTTGCTTCCAGGAACTCCTTTTTCTGATTTAAAAGATCCTAAATCATTAAGATCACGTATCTTTGTACCAAAATTAAGAGATAGACTTAATAAACAAGGTTTCTCAGCCTCTGAGACAAATAAAGAAGTAGAAAGAATAATAGAACTAGGTGGTTCCACACCCTAGCACCAATTCCATACATTGATTATCAATGGCAGTAACAACTAAAAAAACATTTCCTAATGCAGTGGGTACAAACGGGCAGTCTGCGACTGTCTTTACCCCCGTTGGGATCGAATTGAATAACCATGATGATCTGGATGTATATGTAACTCTGTCAGGTGGTACAAGAGTGCTACAACTACGCCAAACAAGCGGTAGTACAGCACAATCTAGCCACCCACAGGTCAACAATACTGACGGATTATACTTCCCAGCAGTTTCAGCTGGTACAACTTTATATAACTACACACTATCCACAGATAACAATACAATTACGTTCAGCACTACGCTTCCTACAGGAGCTGTGGTGTCAGTTGAACGTAGAACTAGAGACGCATCGAGTGATTATACCAACTTTGCGGGTGGTAGTACAATAAGATCTACTGATCTAAACAATGCGTTTGATGAGTCTAACTTTACAGGCCAAGAGGCTAGAAATAAGGCGTTTGAATTGGAAGGGGCCTTGTTTGAAGGCGGTTCTATAACTAAAAACTTTGTAACATCATCACATATTGTAGATGGTACGATTGCTACAGCTGATTTAGCTAATAACTCTGTAACCACAGACAAAATAGCTGACGGAGCCGTAACAAGTGCTAAATTTGGTAATAATTCAGTATCTACAACTAATATTAACGATGCTAACGTCACAACTGTTAAATTAGCGGACGATGCTGTAACAGCTGCTAAAATTGCAGATGGTAATGTTGGAGCAAATCAACTATCTAGCAACGCTGTAACAACGGTTAAGATACAAGACAATGCCGTTACAACAGCTAAGATAGCAGCAGATGCAGTCACAAATGCTAAGATTGCAGACAACTCAATAGATTCTGAACATTACGTAGATGGTAGTATTGATACAGCACACATTGCTGATAGTCAAATTACATCTGCTAAAATAGCTGACGGAACTATAGTAGCTGGAGATTTAGCAAGTAACTCGGTCACGTCTGCTAAAATAGCAAGCAACGCAGTCACAACTGACAAGATAGCTGACGGTGAGCTAACAACATTAGCTGGTATGCAATCAACAACTGCATCAAACCTAGCAAGTGGTACAGCTCTTACAGCTTCTACAGCAGAACTAAACCAGCTTGACGGTATAACACTAGAAACCTCTGTTACTACAAACAGTGATACACGCATACCTACATCAAAAGCAGTAAACGACCTTGTATTGTCTGTAACAAACGCCCTTGGTGGTTTTGTAGCTATAGCAAACGAAACTAGCTTTCCTACAGCTAACCCTGATCCTAGCAACAATGCTGGTACAGTTGTATCTATATCACAGCTTGCAAGCGGTCTTGCAGTCAATAGCAGCGGTGTAGCAACTATATCTAACGGTGCTGGATCTGGTAACACTGTAACTATAACTGGTTTTCCTAGCTCATTACATAGTCAGACATTACCAGCAAACAGTGGTTTACAGGTTCAGACAACCTCAACACTGCATACTTACACATTCCATAAACAATTAGCTAGTGCAGCTGACATACAAGCTATTAGTGCTACGGTCAACTCATTTTCTAACAGATATAGAGTATCAGCCTCTGCACCTACATCTTCACTAGATAGCGGTGACTTGTGGTTTGACACAACTAACAACAAGTTAATGGTGTACAACTCTACTACGACAGCGTGGGAAGAGGTAACATCTACTGGTAACTTTTTTATAAACACTTTATCTAGCACTGGATCTGGTAGTGATAACCCCCCAGGTGGTAGTGCAACATTCAACGGCACAGCTCAGAAATTTGCTTTATCTAACCCTCCTCAGTTCGCAGCTCAACTCCTCGTCAGTCTTAACGGAGTCATTCAGAAACCTAATTCTGGAACCTCAGTTCCAAGTGAAGGATTTGCTGTCAGTGGTAATAACATTATATTTAGTTCCGCTCCTCCTACTGGTGCTGATTTTTTCATCATTACCATCGGATCATCCGTAGGTATAGGCACACCAAGTAACAACACAGTTACAAGTGCAATACTACAAAACGGATCAGTTACAACTGCAAAGATTGTAGACGCAAACGTAACGACAGCTAAAATACAAGACGGTGCAGTTAATACAACCAAACTAGATAATGATGCAGTTACTACAGCTAAGATAGCAGCTAGTGCAGTTACTACTGCTAGACTTGCAGATGACGCAGTGACTGCTGCAAAGCTCGCTAACACGTCTGTAACTGCTGGTAGTTATGGTTCATCAACTTCTATACCTTCTATTACTGTTGATGCACAGGGACGTATTACAGCAGCATCTGGTAACACAGTTAACACAGATCTAGTCGGTGACACATCACCACAACTAGGCGGAAATTTAGATACTAATGGTTTTAGAATTGATTTTGATGATAACCAAGCTGCTCGTTTTGGTAATTCAGCAGATTTATCAATCAGTCACAACGGAACTCATGCTGTAATTCAAAATAATACTGGTACACTTTTTAGCTTGGCTGATAGTGTATATTTAAAAAGTCAAGATAATAGTGAAACACTAGCAACGTTTACAAAAAACGGAACAGCAGAGCTATATTACTCAGCAAATAAAAAGTTTGAGACAACAAATACGGGAGCTACTGTAACAGGATCGCTTACTACAGATGGATTTACTTCAACAGCATCAGGTGATGCGTTATTTACAGGAACAACATCAGGTAGAAACGCGAAGTGGGATACTTCCCATGACCGTTTAATTTTTGATGATGGTGCTAAAGCTGTCTTTGGTAGTGGTGGAGATCTGGAAGTTTTTCACGATGGAAGCCACTCTTATATTAAAGATGCTGGTACAGGTAATTTAAGAATAAGTAGCGATAGTAATATTTGGATAGAACATGGCTCTGAAAATATGATTGTCTGTAATGGTGACGGATCCGTAGAACTCTATTACGACAACAGTAAAAGGTTTGAGACAAAGTCTTATGGAGCAAATATACAAAAATCTGGTGAGGTTATTACACTAATAGGATCTACTAACGGTAGTGGTGCATATCTAACTTTAGATGGTGCTTCTAATGGTGATGGTGCTGGTGGCGATCATGCATCTATTGGCCATGATAGTTCTGGTAATTTACATATTAAAACTGACTCTCCAGCATCTAACGTTTCTATAGTTTTTAGTACTAATGCAACACAAAGAACTATTATAGATGAGAGTGGTCATCTTAAACCAAATTCTAATAATACTTATGATTTAGGTACTTCATCAAAACGTTGGAGAAACGTTTACACGAATGACCTTAACTTATCTAACGAAGGCTCGTCTAATGACGTTGATGGTACATGGGGTGACTGGACAATACAGGAAGGAGAATCAGACTTGTTCTTAAAGAATAACCGTTCTGGTAAGAAGTACAAATTTAATTTAACGGAGGTATCATAATGACTATACATTTTGGTGATAGTACAAACATTTCTACTGCTACAGGTTTAGGTTCAAAAATAAAACAAATAGTTAGAAGTACAAGAACAAGTAAGTTTGCAACAACTTCTACAAGTTATGTAGACTGTGGTTTTAGTTGCTCAATAACTCCTTCTTCATCAAGTAATAAAATTTTAATTATTACTTCTCTTAACGCTGGTGCTGGTCAGGATGGTCAAAACAACAAGGCAAGAGTACTAAGAGGAAGTACAAACATATCTGAGGTGGATCAATCTATCCGTATGCCTAATGCCTACCATGTAAATACATTTGTCCATCTTTTTACAGATAGTCCTAATACTACCTCTTCTGTAACTTACAAATACCAAGTAAAAGCTGAATCAAACGAAGTGTTTTTAAACAGAGGTGGAGGTAATAACCATAGAGGCTTCTGTGCAATGATATTAATAGAGTACGAACCATGAGTTTAAATTTAGATTTTGAAGCAATTTATAAAGCATATTCAAATGCTGTAACCATTGATGATGATAGAGGTGTATTTGATGCTTCTGGAAATCCAATTACTCTTAACCAATCTTTAATAGATGCAGCGAGAGTAGAACTTGATAAATTAAATTATCAAATACAAAGAAAAGCAGAATACCCAGATTGGGGTACTCAACTTGATTACATCTACCATCATGGTATAGATAAGTGGAAAACAGATATAGTCGATCCTGTTAAGAAAAAGTATCCTAAACCAGAATAATTATGGGACAAACACAAGTGAGCAATGGTGGGATACAACCTACCATTCTCGAACCAATACAAAATTTATATACTGGATCTACTATAGTCTTTACGGTAACTGTTGCATCTAAAGATTCTACTCATAGATACAACGGTCAAGGTTCTAGCAACGGTTATAAAATAGATGGTAAGTTTGCTCCATTTATTGTACTAACGCCAGGAATTACCTACAAATTTGACCAAGCAGATGGCAGTAACAGTGGACACCCACTACGTTTTTACAAAGATGCAGCTAAGGTTACAGCTTATACTACAAACGTAACAACAAACGGCACTGCTGGTTCTAGCGGTGCTTACACACAGATTGTCACAGGTGATGCTACACCTACAATCCTGTACTATCAATGCAGTGCTCATGGTTTTATGGGTAATGCTATACAAACAAACGGACTTGCAAGTAGTGTACCAGATGACGGTAGTATTACTACAGCTAAACTTGCTGACGAAGCAGTAACATTAGCTAAACTAGAACATGGCACATCATCTAACAATGGTAAGTTCCTACGTGCAAACAACGGAGCAGATCCTACCTTTGAAACTATAACTGTGCCTGCCAGTATAAATAATCTTGTTGAAGATACAAGTCCACAGCTAGGCGGTGACTTAGCAAGTAATGGTAACAATATTACATTAGAAGATAGTAGTGGAGCGTCGAATAACCGCATAAAATTAGGAGCTGGCTCAGATTTACAAATTTATCACAATGGGACAGACTCTACGATTTATGATTCTGGAACTGGAAGATTAAAATTATATTCTAACGGTACTGGAATAGATCTTATGAGAGACAATACCGAGGCTATGATTGTCGCAAATACTGACGGATCAGTAGAGCTATACCATGATAATTCAAAAAAACTTGAAACTTCCAGTTCAGGAATAACAGTTAATGGTGCTGCTCTTGTTGGTGGCAATATAGAAATTAATCAGGATGCTTATTTAAAAATAGGTGCAAGTAATGATCTTTCTTTAACACATTCTGGAGGAAACTCATACATTGAAAACTCCACGGGATATTTATTTATACAAGGTAATGATGTTGCTATAAGATCTGCTGCTGGTAGTAATAGAATTATTGCTTCTGGAAGTCATGTAGATTTATTTTATGGAACGTCAGGTAAACTTTCTACTATAAGCACAGGTGTAAACATAAATGGTGGTATTAGGTTAGGCGGTAATAATGCTGCTAATGAGCTTGACGACTATGAAGAAGGCACTTGGACTCCATCATTTTCGCAAGGATTTTCACTTACAAATTATCGTTCAAGTTATACTAAAATAGGTAGATTAGTTACTGCATATTGCTACATTAGAATTTTAGGGAATTTTAGTAATAATAATAACACTTTTGAGATTCATGGATTACCCTTTAATGCCTCTCAAAATAATTATCATGGCGGTGGTTTTATAGGATATATGAAAAATTCTAATTATTCTTATCCTTTATTACCTTTAGTTTATCAAAATAATAACTATATTTATTTTCATAGACAAGATGGCACTACGTCTACTTTTAGTTATCAAGATATGCACAATGTAGGCAATGGATATAATGGAGAAATGATAATAACTATGGTTTACGAAACATCTACATAATAGACCGAAGCTATGTCTTAAAACTAAGCCATAAACCTGTTTTAATCGGAGATTAATCCTAATGGCACTTACAGAGTCAATCGAATACGACAAAATAGAAGTTGTCGGAATATACAAAGCGGTGCAAGTCCGTAAAGCAACAGTCATTAAAAAAGATGGTGTTGAACTTACAAGATCTTTTGAAAGATATGTACTACACCCAGACTCAAGCTTAGACGGTCAGCCTACTGACGTTACAGCTATATGCAATGCAGTTTGGACAAAAGAGGTAAAAGACGCATGGACAACATACCAAGCATCTCAATCCCCAGTATAGATCAGATACAAACTATATCCATACCTTTACCAACAGCTGATGTACCATCTTACAAGCCGCTTATTATACCTCCGAGCGATCTTCGCAGACCAGAGGGGACTCAATCAGCGGAAACCAAAAAAGAACAACCAGAGCAAAGAAAACTAGACATACCTATTATAGATGTCCAAATGCCAGTCCCATCGCCTGAAGTTATGGTTACGGCTGTAACTACAGCGGTGGCAGCTGTGGCTACCACAACACTGGCTCAACCTTTTTTTGATCTTATAAAAAAACGTGTTCAAAAATTCTTACAAGGTAAGATTGACAAATGGAAGAAAAAAAGAAAAAAGGTTTAATGGATGGATGTGATACACACGAAGAACGCATGGAAATTGTGTCTACAATAGTAAGACTAGGCGTTGTAGTGTGGAGCGGATTTATAATAACATTAAACTATGTAGATGTACCAATGCTTAAAAAGTCGTCAAGTGCTGCGGATATAACTTTCGTAGCTTCAATTTTTGCTGGCGGTATAGCTAGTTTTGGTTTGTCTACATCAAACGGAAAAAACGGTAATGGCAAAGGAGAGTTAAAATGCTCTGAATGTCAAAAAATAATCAAATGAAAAAATTTCTACTACTAGCATTGTTGATACCAGCAGCTGCTAGTGCAAACACCGTGACACCGCAGTTTACACAAGGTAGTATGAACGCTACTACAACCACCACTCAGACTATAACAGAAGTGACGCAAAAGCAAGTTTTTGGGGCGGCCACGAACACTTGGTCTGGATCTAACGTAACACCGTCTGCAGATATATCTGGGAGTGGTACAACATTCACAGTTACTGATACATCGTTACCTTGGACACTAGAAACAACCTCAAGATCAGCTGGGTTAATCGAGCAATGGGATACAACAACAAACTATACCATAAACTCTACTACTACCTCGCTTTCTGTATTCTCACAGTAACTCCAGCATACGCTGAAGGTGAGACAAACAATACTTCTAACCCCGTGGCCGCAGCTACGGGAAATGTTACCAATCAGGCAGTGCAATTTCAGAACAATGGTGCACCGTCTAGACAGCAATACGGCCCTAGCATATCCTGTAACGGGTCAACAATGACTTTTAGCCCCTTTTATATGGGTAATGATACCTCACCATACGACCCCGAAGGGTACGTAATTAGTGAAAACTGGGGCTTTCAAGTTAATTTTATGATACCTCTTGACAAGCGTGGTCTAGAACAATGTAGACGCATAGCTAAACGTCAGGAAGAAAAGATGCAATTAGACTTTGAGCTTGTACGTGCACTAAAATGTGCAGAATTGCAGCAAAGGGGCTTTACTATCCGCCCAGGAACACGTGTTTACCACATGTGCCAAGACATAGTACCAATACAATCATTATTACCAAAAGAAGATGCTAGCACTACTAAAACCAATCGTTTTAACTTTTTTAAAAAGTGAGAAATTTAAGTTATTTGTAGTTGATTTGTTAGAAAGATTAGCTAAAGAAAGTGACAACGACCTAGATGATAAGGCTGTAGAGTTTATCAAACGTGGTCTATTCCCTCCAAAGGTGGTTATAAGTGAGTGATGTAAAACGCATACCCCGCAGAGCTGGCGAGGATGAGTTTAATGAACTACATAAACTAATAACCCAAGAGCTTACTGCAAGGGTACGTAGTGGCGAGGCTACTACAGCTGACCTTAAAGTTGCCGCTGACTGGTTATACAAAAACGACATTACAGGTGTGGCGTTTGATACGTCACCCTTGTCTCAGTTAGCAGACATTATGCCGACTGTCGATTTTGACACTGTACAAAATGCGATAATTAAAAATGGCTCCTAAAAAACTACCACGTAACAAACTTAAAAAAAGTGCCAGAAACTACAGGGACAACCCCAAATCACGGGCCAAAAAAAATGCCGCCCAAAGACAACGTAACAAGACTAAGTCAGCGATTGCGTATAGAGTTGAGCTCAAACGAGCAAGACGAAAGGCAGGGGCGGAAGGTAAGGGCGGAAAGGATTTTTCACACACTAAGTCAGGAAGATTAGTCCGTGAAGACCCATCTAAAAACAGAGCAAGAAACCGTGGTAAAAAATGACACCAGTACTTCCTAGTTATAAACATTACACACAAAACTTAATAGCCATGACCTCATCCGAAGCAAAACGTATGTGGAGACACGCTATCAAGGAGGCAAACAATTATGAATGTATCTATTGTGGAACAAAACATTGCGAACATGATCTTACCATTGACCATGTACGCCCCAGATGTGCTGGCGGTAGTCACATGTCTAGGAACTGCGTACCAGCCTGCGTCAAGTGTAATCAAAACAAAGGAAGCCATGACTGGTTAGAATGGTTTAGGGATAACTTTCCCCCAAACCCTATTCGAGAAAACTTAATACTACAGTGGATCAGATGATCCTCTAAGGCACCTAGAAGGCCCTACAAAGGGCCTCTAGCGTGTATTACATACAATCTATAACAATGGACATAGAACAAGAATTAAAGTCCGATTTTAGATATTTTCTGACTGCTATATGGACACACTTAAACCTACCAGCTCCTACAAGAGCACAACTATGTATTGCTGAATATTTACAACATGGCCCTAAAAGACTCCAAATACAAGCGTTTAGGGGTGTGGGTAAGTCTTGGATTACTGCTGCATTTGTTCTTTGGACTTTATTCATTGACCCTGATAGAAAAGTTATGGTCGTCTCTGCTTCTAAGGATAGAGCAGACTCATTCTCAATCTTCTGTCAAAGATTAATCCTAGAGGTGCCTTGGTTGGCACACCTGAAACCCAAAAACGACGACCAAAGATGGTCACGTATATCGTTTGATGTGGGGCCAGCAACCCCTCACCAAGCACCTAGCGTTAAGTCTGTAGGTATTACTGGTCAGTTGACTGGTAGCCGTGCAGACCTAATGGTACTAGATGATGTAGAAGTACCTAATAACTCCATGACGGAGCTCCAACGGGGTAAACTGTTACAGCTAGTTACAGAATGTGAATCTATACTTACACCTAAAAAAGACTCACGTATTATGTTTCTAGGCACACCACAGACTACCTTTACTATTTACAACAAACTAAGAGAAAGAAGCTATAGACCGTTTGTGTGGCCCGCAAGGTACCCACGTAAGGTTGCAATGTATGATGGTTTGTTAGCACCCCAGCTAGCAGACGACCTAGATACAGATGACTTGGCGTGGAGACCTACAGACACCAGATTTAAGGAAGAGGATTTGCTAGAACGTGAGTCTTCTATGGGTAGGTCAAACTTTATGCTGCAGTTTATGTTAGACACTACACTGTCAGACAGAGAAAAGTTCCCACTTAAATTTGCAGACCTAATAGTTAACCCTGTTAACCCTACACATGGCCCCGAAAACATTATTTGGTGCTCAGACCCTGATAACATTCTTAAAGATCTGCCTTGCGTTGGTCTTCCTGGGGATTATTATTACAAACCTATGCAAGTACAAGGGAAGTGGACTGAGTATTCCGAAACCATCTGCAGCGTCGATCCCAGCGGACGAGGTGCTGATGAGACAACCGCATGTTTTCTTAGCCAACTTAACGGTATAATATACCTACATGAAGTGTTTGCAACCAAAGACGGATATAGTGATAAAACTTTACTAACAATACTCAAGAAATGTAAGAAATATGGCGTGTCTACGCTGCTCATCGAGAGCAACTTTGGCGATGGTATTGTATCAGAGCTATTTAGAAAACATTGTCAAACGACAAAGACAAA